TAAGTTTAACGTTCCTTGTTTCGTTAGATATGTTATCCCTATTAACGAATACCTCAGGTTTAATAAACTGCATTGCCGCTAAGGTCTGTATTTCATCACCTAGATTATTGGCGTTATAATATGTTAGTGCTGCATTCATCATCTATAAATATTGCTGCTTTTCTTCCTTTGTTATGACCTAATCCAATCAAACTATCGCTGTCTGAGTTATGCTGTAACCAACAAGGAAGTGGATAATATACCTCTAGACCTATTTTTCTAAAGAACATTTTTAATCTTTCATCATCTCTATTGCGAAATCTTTTATCAGAAAAACGCGAACTATCACAATATGCTATCATTTCTTCAATATACTTTGTTGGAACCGTTACACCTAAGCACCAACCCAACTTATTCAAAACCAGATAACCTTCTTTTATGGCTTTATCAAAATCAACATTCTTTTGCCCCTTATTCCTAATAAAGAAAGCATACACATATTTATCACCCTGTTCATTTAGTAAAGTTTCTACCTTTTCTTTAAAACCTTTACAAAACAAAACATCATCCTGTATAACCGTATGAAATTCTTTATTTGTATCATAACTTAACCATGCTCTTCGTGCTGTGTCCCATAAACCCTTACCTCTGTCCTGAATTATCTTTGCTTCTGGTAGGTTTTTAGTTAGATAAGGTAAGAAGGGTTCTCTTTTTGGATGATACATAATAGAAAAAGAGGTCTTCATTTTTTTGCTTGTATTAATTCTCTGATTGCCTTGTTTAATATTTTCTTATAATTCAAAGGTTGTTTTGTTTTCAATGCTCTATTTAATGAATCCCTAGCCTGTTCTACTCTCTTGATATTCTCTACTGAGATGGTTGTTTTATCATCACCGTTTGTCACCAGAGACATTTTCTCATCAACCTTGATATTTACTACCTTTTCTGGTTTTTCCGGTTCCTGGCTGTTATTTTCTATTTCTTTAACATTGAAACCTTTTTGCTTCGCAAGTGCCAAAGCATCCATACCAATATTCACTGCTGAAAACTCATAGAGCTCATTATCTTTGAGTAGTTTCACACCATCTTTCTCTTCGGTTCTACCATTAATAAATCCTACTGAAAAAGCATTTAAGAACCTACCGGCATATAAGTCATATATTTCTTTAGCAAATGCTGACTCTTTAACTGCAAATTGAACAACAGCTTCTAACATTCCATCAACATTAGTATAAACATTTAAAGCTTTACCTATTGCAGGTCTAGAGTGATCATGTCCCCATAAAACAACTGGATTCTTTAGATAGTTGTCTAGGTTCCAACTTGACTGGTCTATCATTTCCTGTGACCTATCTGGCTGACCAGAAGAAATCACAGCAGTTAATGTTCCTGTGTCATTATCGAAACCTTTTAAATCGATACCTAACTCTTTCTTAATCATATTTTTTCATATTTACTTGGTTTATTAAAGTTTAGTTTCATAAATCTACTATATTCAGGATAATACTGAACACCATTAGCTGATGATAAAAACGGTGCATCTTTGTATTTTTTAATTTGTTCCGGTCGGTATAATTTATAATCACTGGTATTTTGTCCTCCTACTTTATATTCGTTACCATAATAACTTCTTATAGTGGCAACATGTTGTAATTCATATTTATTTAACAACAATTCTAGTTTTTGTTTATTGAATAAGATAGGACAATGAACTTCATACCATAAACCATCAGGAAAAGCAGTGTGTATTTCGTTGATATACTTCTGCCACACGTTGCTTCTTTTACCCCCAATAGAACCCCAGTTATCTTGTCTGTTGTTCCATTCTGTGATTGTTCCATTGTAAAAATAAGGAAAAATCTTATATGGTTTCATTAGATAAAAATCATCATTCATCCAATAAAAGTCATCAGAAATCTTTTTGTCGTTTATAATAGCTCTAGCACCTGCTAACATATCTAAATGTTTGAACAATGCAACCCTTTTTGTAGTAGCTTTGTCTGCTCGAACATTTAAGTGTTTGATTTCTCTATTAGCAAAACTAGGTAAATCTCCACGTATTATTAATTTGTTAAAATCTAAATATTTCTCAATGCTTCTAATAGAATACCTTATTTCAGTATCTGTCCCATACTTACCCTTGTGATAATGATATACAACATCTGGTTTCATACAATTTTTGGAACAGGTGCTATTGCACACCTGCAATTAATGTCTGATGGAAATGGTAATCCATTACTAAAGTTCTCGTTAACACCTACGATTTCACCATCCATTAATAAATGCTCATCTCTTACTCGGTCATCCAAGGTAGCTATCCATTCTTTACCTTCCATACTGGCTTGTTTATATGCCTCGGTGTTAGCTTCATTCATTACAGCATTGGTTTCTGTTCTTGCTATGGTTTCTGCTCTATAATCATTAAATGCTAGATATGTTTCATCTATGCGTTTTTCTAGTTTATTGATACCTTCTCCTGCTTCAATTCCTTCGGCCAGTGTTTTTTGCATTGCTTTAAGGGTCGTCTTGTTAACAGAATAAGCAAATAGTCCAGCTCTAGCTGATAATAGTTTTAATATGGATGGTCCGATAGACTTCTCCATGTTAAACGGCATATCTACTCTTACTAGGGATATTGCATTCTGACCGGCTTCCTTGAATATGGTTGCATAGTAAGGTATTGCCCAGTCCTTAAATCTCTTGTTTTCACCTTTTATATTAAACACTTTCCTGATTTCAGCCCTGGTTTTAGGTTGCTCTTTTCTAAATCTTTTTAAGATGTCATTCTTTTGCTCGTTCTTAAGGCGAATCATTGCATTTTTAAAGCGTATTGTTTCTCTATCTAATGCTTTCATTGTATAATCGTAATACATTTTACGATAGTTCTTGTCTTGGAATAAAGATGCTTGACTTATTGAGGTAAAGCTCTTTTCAATAGTTTTAAGGTGCTGTTCTAAACTAAATCTAGTTTTAAGTTTCCTTTTACCATGTAAATGGGTATATTTCTTTTCCTCTTCTACAAACCTTTGCCCCGCTTCTTGCATTCCTAAGGGTCTATATAGAGAATCACCTCCTGGGATAGATTCTAATCCTAGTTCTTGTCTAATTTCATTAGCAGTTATCCATCTATCAACACCAGCGTTAAACTCAGCAAGTCTTTGTTCTCGATTGACTGGAACTGGGTCTTCATAACTTATAAAATACTCTTCTCCAAACTCAGGGATTATAAGTTGCTCGTTTATCTTGTTAACGAACCTATTAATCTCTGGTAGTATAGTTTCTGATAGAAATATCTCTTGTAGTGTTTCAGCTTCTGCTCTAGACCTACCTACTGAATCCCCTACTCCTAATATAGGCTTAGGGACTTTGAATAGCATTAAAATCTCATCTCTGGTAAATCTCATAGACTCAATGTAATCCATTTCCCTTTGAGATAAACTAATTTGATGATATTTCAATCCTCCTCCTAATATGCCTAGCTTTGAATTCTTACCCAATCCTTTGTGTTGTTTTTCCCATCCAGCACGTAATTCTCCTATCTGAGTTTGATTAAGGTTAGATTCGGTTTCTAATACTGCGTCAGGTCTTGCATTGTTAATAAAGAAATCACTTTGATATTTAAAGCCATATTGTTCTATATTCACCTGGTTTCTTCCCGGCATCAGTGGTGACATTCCCAAATACTCTTCTAGTGGTGAAGGATATTTAATGTGTATCATATCCTCTGACGCAACAATAGACTCTTCTCCACTATCTTTTCTTATACGATATTCTTTAATGTAATTCTCATCATCAGGGATTATAGTAACTAGGTCTGGTCGTATATTCCATAACTCAGCAACAGTGCCTTGCTCATTTCTTATTTTTAAGATATAAGAATCCCCTGATAGCTTCCTATTGATAACATCAGTTTCCATGGCTTCCTCTTTTGTATAGAAGGGATTCCATTTATAAAGCAAATCCAACCCTTCGTGGACTTTTACTTCTTCGATATCACCCTCTGCATTGACTATTCTGTTTAACTTGAAACTAACGCTTCCAACTTTCTCTGCTATCTTGGAAATACAAGCATAAACAGTAGCTGACTTTGAGTAAGTTTCTAAATAATTTTTATCTCCCCATTCTTGACCAAATGCTCTTTTGAGCAATTCAAAACCCCCCAAACTAAATGACTTTTGCTCAAAGGCAGACTTAATTCTTTGTAGTATATTCATATTATTCTAAATAATTTACTAATTATAACATATTTTTTAAAAACAATCAAATCCAATCTATAAAAGGTGTCGCCCTTTGTAAGTGACTGAATATAGAACCCCTAATGCCATCTAAACTATGGTCATTAAACTTGACTGGCTCTTCTGTGGGTTCACCGTTTTTTTCAATATACTTATACCCTCTAATTTCTTTTAATGTGTTAATAGAATCTTTTGTTATGTATAGCCCCCTGGCTTTTAGTGTATCAATGCCCTTTCTTACCGAGTCCTTACCCTTGGTTGTTCCTATACAATTAAAACCAGCTTGTTGTATTTCTTTAATCCTGCCCGGGTCTTCCGAGTCGGCATATATCGGTATATCTCTAGGAATGTCCATAGTTTTCATGCGATTCATTAAATCCTGGTTAGTAAGTCGGCTCTCATAAATCAATTCCTTGCAATATATGTTATCGTCTTTAATTGATATCTCTCCTAGCGATGTTGGGTTATTAAAACCAAAGTCTAGCCAGTATATTCGCTCTCCATCGGGTAGTGTGTCACAATGTTGCCAATGGGTGTAAATAAGATTCTTAATTTCTCCCATAATACCCAAGCCATAAATCTTCCATAAGTTCTCATCTGCATCTTTTAGTCTTTCTATCTCATTAATGGTTTCCTGATTTAGAAATGGGTTGTCTTTATATGTAGAATGTATTATCTCTATGTCGTTTCTAGTTTTTATTTTAGTTTCTATCCAGTGGAACTTATCATGTGAGGGATTGTAGTCTAGTATAATAGTGCCGGTCGTTCTAAGTGCTAATTGTATAAAATCGTCATAACTTAATTCATTAGCCTCATTTATAAATAAATACTTACGCTTTCTACCTTTGACTTTTTCATACTGGTCTACTGAAAAGAACTCTACCTCACCACGTCTTAGCTTATAAGTGAAATCAGACTTGTTGTGTTTCTTGGGTAAATATATACCAGCATTTTTAACTATCTCTAAAAAGTCCTTATAAGCCGATGCTTTAAGTGCAGGTAGTGTCTTTCTAACCATAGAAAACAATTCAAACTCGTTTAGCATTTTCAATACAAAGAACTGGCATACTGAATACGTTTTACTAGAACGTGAAGAACCCTCTAAAATAACTATCCTAGATTTGACTTGTTGTAGCTTTTCTAGGACGATAGTGCCTTCAATCTTTAGATTCATTTCTCTTTATAATAACCTCTACCGAACTAATGTCTTCGTCTATGCTGTGTTCTATGGTGTCTTTGGGTTTACCATATACACGATTAAATATATCAGCCCAAAACCTAAAATCTCCTTCTTTTGCACCCTTATATCCAACAGCCATTAATTTCTCCTCTACTTCTTCTGGAGTTATATCTTCTTGTTCCGCAACCTTTTCTATAAATACCCTAAACTTGGTAGCAAAGTTTAGTGCTCCTTTTGGTCTACCCGCTGGATTACCTGATTGACCTTTCTTAAAGCCCTTACCAGTAATACCACCCTCTAGCTTTTCTTTGGGTTGTTCCTTTGTTGTTTTATCAATTTCCATTTTACTATAATTTAACAATTACCTTCGACTTTATTATATGGGTTTTTCCTACTACTATATACTGTGATTCTATAACGATATGGGCTTTCTTTATTATCGTATATATTCTCTATTTTAACATATTTAGATGGTGCTGGGCAATAGGGCTTGAAAGTAGTAAGTTCAAATACATAATTAACATCATCTTGGAATATATAGTTATCCTCATCCTGTAGTATGTAATCAGTATGAACAATCTCTCTAGCTGTAGTTCTAGCGTTATCATTTACCCATGCTGAACCATCGTCAAATTCTCTACTGGCTTTAACTCTCCAATAATACCGTGTGCTAGGTCTTAATCCTGTAAACGTGTATTTATTGGTTAAAGTTGTGTCAGAATATAATAAATCGGTATATCCGCTGTCTTTGTATATTTCTATATCAAACCATTCGGCGCATTCTATCGCATCCCAGCTACCTATAATGCCCCTCCAATTAACCACTTCAGAATCTAGGTTAGTGGGTTCTGGCAATGGTATCATGTGGTCATAACTTAATCCTTGACCGTCATTATAAAGTTCTCTAATCATAATATTATATCCCTATCCTTACCATAGTTTTCAGGGTTTGCTTTTACTTTTATGCCACCTGTTTGTGTGTCTATCATTACTGGCATATGCT